GTCAATCATGCCTTCATCGCCAACTGCGCCATTGATGTCTGTTAGGTTATCTACGAGGATTGTACCTGAGTAGAGAAGATTTGTTGCTGATACAGCAGCTGATGAATCTTGGATTGCTTGGAAAGCAACTGTTGATCCGAACGCTGCCTGTAGTGTTGCAAGGACTGATCCTGCTGCTGTGTCATTCAAGAATGTTACAGTGATGGTATCTGAAGATAATCCAGTAACAAACTTATTGGAAGTATCGCCCATAGCTGTTACAGAAATCTGATCTAGCACACGATTAAGTGTGAAAGCAGTTACATGGTCTGAAAGATTGACAGTAGCAATCTTAAATCCGACCTTATTGTTTAAGAAAATTGCCATTGATTATTCCTCATCTTTCTTGGTAGTTACTGGCTTTGGTGCTGGTACTTCTGGAGTCTGACCAATCTTTTTCAAGAAAGCCAAATCCTCTGGTGTTAGTGTCATGTTAGCTCCAACTTGATAGGATTGAGACGTTCATCTCGCAGCTGAGCAGATCGCCTGATGCAGCATTGAGAACACTGGGTGCGCTTACCGCGCTTATATTATAGGTCAAAGAAGATGCAGCAAGTAGGTTAAACACTCGAACCACAAAATCTTCTATGCCATTAAGATTACCTTCATTATCAAAAAGCGGGGTTGTAATAATAATCTTAAAGTTAGCCATTGGGCTTACTGTGTTGCGAGCATTATTGCTTGGAGTGATGTATTCATCTGAAGGGCTGATAATTACAGCATTAGCCAAAACAACTGAGGGTGGAAATGCAAAGGTACTCCAGCGAGTGTTATCTACTAAAGCAGTGGCTAAAGTAGTGCGAAGTGTCGTGATTGCTGGTGCTGGCATTAGCCCACCATCGATGTAGGCGCAAGTGCATGCGCGATCAATCCTCTTACCTTAGCGATTAGCTGTGCGCTCATTCGATAAGGTGAGGGCTGGAAATCGACTGCATTAGAACCTGAGAGTGTCGCGGTTCTTGCTTGCCAGATCTCAACAGCGATCATCAAAGCTGCGTTCTGGACTGCTGTATCAGTTGTCCAGTCTGTATAAGTCTCAGCTGTTACTGTGCCAAATGGCTCAATAGGGTGCTTAGTCTGTGCAACTGTGTGAGTAGTTGCTATGTCGAACGAGTATTCTCCGACTGCTGTGATCGTCTTAGATCCATTGTATTTAGTACCTGAATTAGCGATTGTTACTGTCTGTCCAACATAGAAGATGTCTGTAACAGGAATGTCAAAGTAAAGTGTGCCTGCGCTTACAATGTTGCTATGTGCTACTGCGAACCACTGAGGTTTCCATAGCATTGGAAGTAGGACTGCATCAGATGCGTCACACACTTCCTGAAGGGTGGCGTCAGCGTACAGCGTACCGACTCCGAGAGTGCTGCGGAGTTCTGCGACTGTAGTTAATGCCATGATTTCCTTTCTAAAGACTCTAGGGAGTCAGAGGGCTACTGACCCCCTAGAGCGACTTAGTAACCTATTAAGTAAGGTTGAACTTACGAACGCCCTTACCTGACTTAGCAAGATAAACTGCTAGGTATCCGTAAAGGTTGATCTCAATTTCGCCAGATGTTAATACATTAACGCGAAGTTGTGTTTGTGGTGATTCCCAGACATACACTGATGATGGAGCAACCAAGTATGCTGAATCATCGACTACGCCTGATGTTGTGATGTTGTGATCAACGATCAAGTCAGTGCCAAGAATGTTACCGCGAACAGATGTTGCTACTGCGTTACCTGCTGCGTTGTATGTTGCACCTTGTGCTGAGTAAAGTGCGCGACCTGTTGTGTCTGCGTAGCCTGTGATTGCAGCCCATTGATCTGTTGAAGCAACTAGCTTGTTAGCGAAGTCTCCACCAGTTCCCTTGTATGCTGCTGCACCTTCTACAGAGATGAATGACTGTAGTCCTGCTGCTGTTGCTGCTGTTGCTGCAGCTGTTGTACCTGAACCAAAAAACTCTGCTAGAAGTGCTGCATCTGTTGCCTTCTCGTATGCCTTGCGGAGTTCAATCATCATTAGTTCCATGAACGCTGGTTGGCTACGATCCACTAGCTCAAAACTCACACGCTGCAAGCCACTGAACTTATTTACATTTATTGTGTCGAAGCTAGAGGTCATTCCGGTTTCTGATGGTGCTGAACCTTCGTTAGTGTCTGCAACTGTTGGTGCAGTATTTGGTGTTGCAGCATTAGTATAAAGTCGAGGAACTGTAAAACTCATACCATCTGGCAAAAGTGCTGAACGTGTCGCTGCTTCAAATGCTGGACGGCCAGTAAATGTGTCAGTGATGAATGTGTTTAGGTGTGGTGCAAGTGTAAGACCAGTGTTTGTTGATGTTGAGTCATCTGCTGCGCGAACTACGCGGCGAGCCTCATCATCACCAAGTGCTGCCTTGATGTTTGCTTCTAGGTACTGCGCTGATGTGATTGGTGCAATGCGCTCGCGCACAAATGTAGTTGCAGTAACAACAGGACGAGCAGCTTCAACCGCTGCTGCCTCTACTGGTGCTGCAACTGTCTCTGGAGTATTCTCCACAGCTGTCTCGCTTTCTGTTGGTTGGATTTCTTCTACTGCTTCTGGAGTTTCCTCAGCAGCGACATCGATAACCTGAGCAGACTTAAATGCTGGCTCTGTTACCAATGAAACTTCTAGCAGCTTTGCAGCGGATACGAACATCACATTGCCTTTCTGCTTTGACTTAATTACTTCTACACCTACAGACAGACCTGATTGCAAGCCTTCTTCTGCAAGGATTAGAGCTTCTGTACCACGATTAGATCGTGATACCTTGAATGATGCATAGATGCCATCTTCTTGCTCTGTGAATTGTGTAGCCTTACCAAGAGGCTGGCGTGAGTCATGTTGATTAAGCAACTTGACAGTCTTAGGATCTTCTGGAAGTGCGATTGCGCCTTTCTCGAATACAACCTTACCTGCTGAAGTGTTGCCGACTTCGCCTGTTCCTGCTGGCACAATCTTGCCTGAGATTAAGCGTTCCTCAACATTGGCAATGAGTCCAGATGTGAAGGTGATTACTTGGTTTTCCATTATTCGATTCCTTCGCTGCCGTTAGGTGTTAAATCTTCCATCTCCATTGCTTGCTCAACTGTAATTAAGCCTAGAGACAACATCTTCTCAATTACTAGCAAGCGTTCCATTGGTTCTGTTGCTAGGAATGAAGAATCTACATCGAACTTAACTGCGTTACCGCGAGCAGTGATGTCGTCCATTGAAAGACGATCCTCTATTGCACATACATAAGGAGCAAGTGATAGAGAGTAAAATTGTTTTCTTTCGTCAAGCACATTGGCATAAGTCATGCTGTTGTTGGCTTCAGCTGAAAGCATGTAAGCAGGGATGTTGCAAAGACGAGCAATCTCAGTTGCTAAGAACTGCTGTGCTTCGTCATACATCATGTCTTTAGGTGAGAATGATGTTGGCTGGTATTCCAGAGTAGATGTTAGGTAAGCAGTCGCACGATTTTGACGAGCGTTCTTCCATGCTGCAAGTAGTCCTGCAACTTCTTTAGGATCTAGATCCGCACCATTATTCCGAAGCACTCCAGAAGGCATCGGTGTGGATGCAGCTATAACTGCTGCCTTACGAAGATCGATTGCAGCTCTAATAGTGTCTGATCCGCGTTCTAAGATACCTTCATCAAACGCTTGGAAAGTTACGATACTGCCAAGACCTGACATCGGTACGGCAACCGCATCAATAAAGTATTGAGTTATTTCCATGCCATAAAGATCAGTGTTGAATGTAACCTTGACATTAGGAATCCACTTAAAGCGAGCAGGACGACCATCCTCTGCATACAATTCTGTAACTTGCCAGTAAGCCACGCCGTACATCATCAATGAATCGACAGTCCATGCCATTGTGATTGATCTCGGCTGATTGATTGCCGGCTGATCTACCCAGACAGGATTGCCTAATTCTTCGCCAGTTGATACGCGATAAAGATTAAGGGGTAGTCCACCGATAACGCCTGAAAGTAAATTACGGCATCGAGCTACGGATGGAACAGACATTGCCTCATTGCGGGCAACGCGGGGCATAACATAATTGAAAAGCGAGTTAAGATTCTCGCCCATAATAGTTGGGGCATACTGCGCTGTAAGCGATGTCTGTTTAGGATTGGTTGCTTCTGTTTTGCGAAATAGACCCATAGTCATAAAGGATACCATTTGTCAAGAGATTAGACAATATGCTAGGGCGTGTCTAAGTATATATTTGTGGCTTAGGTTGAGGAATCATTAACTTAGAAACAACCATTGCCAAGCCAATAGGTGCTGAGATATCTCCAGCAGACTTGCGCTTAATTATGCGCCACGCGCTGTCATTGACTTTAGCTGCACAGTTATTCATTTGCTGGATCAGTTCAGCCTGTCCATTGTGAACTACGCGGTGATTGACTAAGCCTTCTAGCAAATCTCCACAGGCTTTGTAGAACTGTTGCCCTGAGACATCCTCGACCATAACTCCAGCATTAGAGAGTCTATCGGCAATCGTTTGAGTAGCATAGCGATCAAAGGTGACAAGCCTCGGCTTGTAAATATCTACCCACGATTTTATAGATGCCGCCATTTTGAGTTCGTCAATGGCTACTTGAGAAGCATAAGTCTCTA